AAGCAACGTAAGGGAAAAGTTTTTCTCCTGCTACGAACGGGTCTATGAATCCGTACCTTAAAGATAACTCTTTATCAGGTATTGTTTGGGCAAAAAATACGCCGCTTGGAGCTTCTATTTTGGCGCCAAAAATATCATAAGAGCTATTGGATGGGAAAGTTTCCGCCCCTCCAAGTAAAGTGCCTTCATAAGGTTCATTTCCGGCGCTGGTGAATCCCCTGCCGTCTTGAGCTTCTACCACTATGTCAAATTCTCTTAGTGGAAAATGTTCGGCTAATCCAGAATTGATGTTAACGCCGTAATTTTGTCCTGATATTTCAAAGTTTCCTTCTTCATTGAGGCCTCCATTTCCTGATGCAGAAAACCAATCTGCGCCCGCTTTATATTTATCATCGGTAGAAAGTCCTATCCAGTCAGCGAGACCATTTGTCCCGTTCATTGCTTGTTGCGTTTTCCAGCCGTATCCGCTGCCTGTAATTATAGACTTAATACTATTTGGATCGTTAAACGTTCTTTCAAAGACAAAGTTTCCCTCGTTTGACAATGATTGATACCCAGTAAATTCTAAATAAATTTGATCAGAGGGCGTGTTGGGCTTAGTTGCCTCAGCTGGTTTCCTTAATGTTATTCTGTATTGATTTGTTGAATCAGGGAGGCTTACTTCAAAATGGTTTGGTTCATCTGACGGGGTGCTGAAAAGCACTCCTTTTGTGCTTTTTTGCCATGAAAATCCGGGCTCTACCGACTCTAAAAGATTTATGGTTTGTATATTAGCCGGTTCAATACCTTCGGATGTTAAATTAGTTATACTTACTCCTTGTACTTCACTAAGTGTTTTAGTTGATTTGATTCCGCTTTTGCGTCTAATCATGCCGTATGAGCAAGCTCCATTTTCTGATAAAGCGAATACCGCAATCCAGTAAGTTGTTATATTTGGTACTGTAAGATATTCAGTAACCATTTGATTGTTTTGCACATTATCTGCGACAAGTCTATGCGGCACAGACTCGTTGGGTATAGTCTCTGTTATGTACGGGGTGTAATCGGCGAATCTTAACGGGTCTATTATTTTTAAAGTATCGTCGTTTGTAACTTGGTCGTCTGAGGGGATGTCGTTTATGTCTGTAAATAGAGCTACTACATATTTAATAGGTAGCTCATCCTGTTTAATGCCATCTTTAATAGTATAAGATTTCTTATTTTCATTTTCTCCTTTTCCTCCTTCTTCTTCGATGTCTGATAGAGAAGCTGCGGCTACAGAAAATGTAACTTTAATACTATCATAGCGGTTAATATCACTAACCTCAGTACGTGATCCGGCAAATGCTGTATCTTCAGAGATATTCAACATCGTTCCAATCTCAAATGTTCCGGCACTTAAACTACTAGAACTAGAAACGCTATCTCCTGTCAGAAAAGAAGGTGGGTCAATTTTGCTTGCAGACGTAACTTTGTCATCTTCTATTGCATTATATTTTCCGGTAGAGTAGGCTAAAGCTGAAATGGAGTATGTATTCTCTTCTTCTTTTATATTTATGACTTTATAATTAGAATAATGGCCGCTAATAAATTCTGTATCGTTTTTGTCCGTGGGTTCTATACTCCAAATTAAATTTTCTCCAGAGAAGCACCCGCCGGAATACCCTTGCTCTTCGACTCTCATGTTCTCTAGCGTTCCTCTTACCCAGACGCCCGTATTGGTGTATCCCGTAATTACATAATTATCGAAATCAAAAGCATTGCCAGTACCCCCAAAAAGCGTACCGGTATTGAAGGTAATTTGGGTGCATACCCCCGTCTCATCAGATCTAAAGTTGCCGGTGATTGGCATAGCGTCTACGCCGCTAAAAGTAGCTGTTTGAATTTGAGATCTTCTTACTTCAGTTTCGTCTCCAGTTGCTGTGTTGTAAGTTGGAGTCAATAAAGAAAATTTATAGCTTTTGTCGCTAGTAAAATTTAAACCTTGATCTAATATTACGGTATTAAAATTAGAAGAACTACTGTATTTATTTCCTTGTTGGGTTGCCACTCCATTGGTGCTAGTTACGTCAGCTTCAGTCCCTTTAATGACGGCATTAGTTCGGCCGCTATATTTTAAAGGACTTCTGAAATTATCATAAATTTGAACTACGTCACCGGGCCTTAAATAAGCGCCATCCGCTCCAACAGAAAAGGAAACAGTTTCGGTCTCTAAAGCTTCAGACTTCAATATCCAATCTGCAAACCTTCTAGCCTGACCTCTGCTAGTGCATCCTAAGGCCGTGGTTTCAACCTCGCTGATTCCATACCGTCTTACAGATTCTTCATCTTCTACGTATTCGATAGCTGGTTGGAATAAGTTTCTTTTATCGTTATACCTTACAATTGCAACACTATGGCGAGCCCTTTTTGAAGAGCTTGAATATGTGAAATCTCCCTCAAGGACATTAGAATTGTTAAATTGATAAACTGCTGATTTATATCTATCTTGAACGGCGAAAATACTTCCATTCGAATAGTAGGCTATACCTCGAAAAATAGAAGTAAGATCATTTAAAACTTTAAAAGCTTCTTCTCTTGAGGTTATTAAATAGTTTATTGTGAACCTTGGCTCTAAGCTTCCATATGTATCGGGGACAAGTTCGTCGCAATATTTTGCAATTTCATAAAGAGACCATTTATCAACTTGAGACTCGTCAATGAACTCGCCAAGACCGTACCGAGGATTTGTAATTAAGTCGTAAAAGCACCAAGCTGGATTATCTGTCCATACTCTAGCGGGTTGAGAGCCTGCATTGCCATCTATGGTTGCAAAACCTCCATCCCATTCAGGATCAATGACGCTCCTTTTAGACCAAGAGTTGATCCCGTCGCAGTTTGAATTTGTCCTATTTCCGTCGGAAATTTTTGATCCCGCTTCTCCTTGCATTGTACCAACAGCGGCGGAGCTTTTCCCGTAGGTTTTTATATAAGGGTTATAGTTATTAGGTATCTTAACTTTAATTAATTTTGCATCATAAGCGCGAGAGGGAACTCTGGAAAAGTTTCTAGCATCAAACTGAGAATAAGTCATTGAGCTATATGGATACCTTAGTTTGGTTCCAAATATTTCAACAAAACCATCAACAAAAGAAACAGCCCTGTAAAAAGATGTAAGTGGCTCTGGCGTTATTCTTACAATCCTTATTTCCCATCCTTCGAAACCTTCAGAATCAGAAAATTCACTGTCGGAAAGATCTATTAAAGTGGACCTAATGTAAGGTTGATCTATCCTTCCCGTGACAGTCTCTTTGATTGGGCCTTGCCAGAGAGATGATATCGGGGGCACGGTACGTTCTGCTTGATCCGCAGGGCTGAAACGCTGGTCAAAAACTGGCCTATAATATATATTGTATTCAATCGTTCGCGCTTTTTGATCTCCGAAACCGCTAGAAGCGCTGTTGCATTTACTTAGGTATTTTGATTTTTTGTAAGTTTTCGGTCCTGCTTGTAAAGACTCAAAGAGAGCATTAATTTTTATGTTAACTGCTAGCTTTTGCAGTTCTTTGTTTAGAATAGTATAAGTCTTGGCATATTTATCTATTTTTACCCCCGGTTTTAATTGTGCCGCAATTTTATCAGTAGGGGCACTTTCTCCGCCTTGTATTTCTGGGCCATACAGCCTTTCTCCTACGGGCCTGTTTACGGAAAGGTCTAGCACGTCAGAAGCTGATGGAGTACCCGCTTGGTTAAAATCCGCGTAAGAATTCATTAACGGGTTGAAATTTGGTATTGCTCCTTCGGGAAGACCTTTGGTTGTTTCTACATTAACAGATGCAAAATTATAAAACCCATCCTTGTCGACAACCGGAATTCGGTTCCAATATATAGATTGAAGAAAGCCTAGCTCTGCCGTAGGTCCATCTACCCCCGTGGCTGTCCATTGAGAAAAACTTACCGATTCGTAACCTGTTTCTCCTGCTTTACCTACATAGTTATAGTCGCCAGAAGCGAGACCTTCTATTACCCCTTCGCTAAGTAAGTCAACAACTTCAGAAAAAGATCGAGATACTACGAACTCGCCATCCGCATTTCTTACAGCTGCTACGTCTGTAACTACTGGCCGTGCTTGTTTTTGTTTCTTCTTTTTACCCATTAGTTATTACCATTCCATGTTTGTGTTCTAGCCTCAAGTAGTTGACCTGCATTAGGTATATTGTAAAGAAGGCCGTATTTGGTTTCGCCCCAAGTATCTTTGGGGGCCACTTCGGCATCTGTATCGACAGTGTCAAGGGCCGATTGAATAACGTGACTTCCTATTAACAATCTGCCGTAACCTACAAAAACAGGGCCGCCTTCTCTTATAGTATTTTCAGGCCCGTTAAATATATAAGATCGCGATCCCCCACCTTCTATTTCTCTGAAATCACCAAATTTAGGCATGGGAGTTAAGAGGTTTGTAACGCCAGCGGCTACAAGGCCAATGCCTCCCAGTACGAGTGCGGCCTTCATTCCTCCGCTCATCGCGGCGAAAGTCTTTGCAGACATAAAAGCTCCAAACCCTCCTGCGGCAATTAAAGCTACCCCTATGACTATAGTTACAATAGACATAATATCATCAGAACCTTCTATAACTGGAACTATATCTATACTTTTTAAATTATTATTTTTTAAAACTAATTCAGATTCGAATAGGTCCTCTAAAGAATCAGGGTCTTTACCCTCTTCCATTAAAAAATCTTTTTCGTTAATAAGGATACGATATTTTATGTTTTTCTTATCGTTTTCCATTAGCTGTTTGTACAGCTTTTGGCTATTGCATTCGATAGCTCGAACAGCTTCTCCAACGCTGTTAACAGCTAGTTTCCATTCAGATCTTCCGAGCTGATCAGCTAAAACTCCATGAATTTTTACATTAACTAAATTGCTCATGACGATATATCTTTATCATTTTATTTTTTAAAACGCGGCTTAAAGGCTCTATACAAAGGTATTTGTTTCTGGGGTGATGCATTATTTCGCCATCGCCTAAATATACCGCTACGTGATTTGCCCCTGCTCCTTTTATAAACTCAAAAACTAAAACATCATGTTTTTTAATTTGTGATTTAGCGTCAAGTTCAAATATCGGTAAATCAGGATCGTTATCATTTAAATCAAATAGATCTTGAATTAGGTTAGGGTTTTTCTTGTGCCAGTCATTACCTAAGTTGTTGTAGCCGTGAAGCTTTATTCCTAAATCTGAATAATACTCTTTTACAAAAGTATAGCAGTCGCTTTCGCCTATTTTGAAAATTCGATCGTATAAAAAAGTTTTGCTTCTTTCTGGATCGAAAGTTGAAAAAGAATCTTTGCCTTGGCAATAAAGAACGAAAGGCACTTTGTGCGCTCTGCTATGTAAAATATCATTAGGAGAGAATTTATCATTATTGGAAATATGAGAATGATACACCCCTTCAATGTTCCCTCTCATCGAAGCCCTTAAATAATCTTTTGCTGAAATAGAAAAGTGCTTATCTGGTTTTTCTGATACGTTCCTGCAGGTTTGTATGCCGAATCCTTCGGTCGATTTTAGCAATAAGCCGCAGCACTCTCTTGGACTTTCTTTGAGAGCGTGTTTTTTTATTGAGGATTTTATATGTTCGTTTAGAATCATCCTTGCTTAACTATTTTGTATTTTACGCGCCGCTGGGAATCCTCCAAAAGGAAGTTCCCCCTTTCTTATAGAGCATCCCACCGAGCTGTTACTTCCGGCATTTACGCTACCTTTAGAGGAGCCCCATCTTAGCCTGCATCCGGTTAAAGATTTTGAGCATTCGTCCGCTATCCAATATTCTGATTTAGGGGGAGCAAAAGCAGTTCCCTTCTCGTCTGCAGCTAATGAAATTTCTTTTTTGCACACAAAATAATATTTAATGTTATCTGTATCTCTATTTATAATATAAACTACGTCACCTACTTTATAAGAAGTAGAGGCGTTCCATTCTGCCCCTGTTCCTAGTAAAGTTGAGTGTCCTATTAAAGAGTCTATCCTCTCATCTTTATCGTTCGCAACTGGCCGAGCGGTAACGGGAAGCCCGTAATTTTGTGTCGGATTACCTAGTTTAGATATTTCCGCTTTTTTAAGTATTGGCGGAAAGTTTGGGTCGTCATAATCAAGACGGTAAGGTGATGAAGCAGCTTTTTCTTTGTCTTCCGCGTGTTGGTACCAGCAGCCTATGCCCCTGTATTGCCAAACACATTTATCAGAAACAATTACTCTTTTTGGAAGTTTAGTGCCTTCTGTGTCCAAAACAGAAGACAGCTGATATGTTATTACGTTTTTATTCTCCGTTTGCTTTCTTTCGATGAAATAAACATCTTCAGGCAACTGGGCGTAAGGGTCTGGTTCGTACCCTTGGGGAATTTGTTGAGCTCTTTCCGAAAGAGTCGCGTTGTAGGAAAAATTCTGTCTATCTAAGTATTTAGCAAAAGTTCTCCTTCTTGTTACTTTGCTTCCGATGATGTCTCCAAATTCTCTAATTTGATGCTTTAATAAAGCTAGTTGATCGGTGCCTGTTTCTGATTGACTAGCAATAGTCAAAGTAGGCTGCGGGAGCGTTCCTTTTGTTGTTGATTCAAATCCTTCGGCTTGTATCGGAGCTGGGTAATATGGTTTACCTCTCCAAATGATAAAAGAATTTAAAACCTTCGTGTTATTATGAAAGCGAAGTATACCATCGTTTACGTTTGAGTTAACACTGCCAGAAGTTCCCATCCCTACTTGTGTGGCTTCACTTTGTAGGTTAATGCCACTATTTTTTAACAAATTATTTAAATCTATCTCGAATAAAGTGATCAGATTTGAAGGATTTAAATTTGATAATTCGAAATTTAAAGACTTTATAGAAGACTTTGCGCGTTCTTGATCGTTGTAGGGTATATCCGGCATTTTAATTGTTAGTTTCTATGAAGGTCGCTTTCATGGTATAGTTATCATGGAAAGCAAAATTTGAGTTAAAATTAGAGCAGTAAAATTTTTTGTTATAAGTTGAGTCAGCGTAAATTGGAGGAAGATGTTTGACGATAAAACTTTCTATTCCTCTTCTAGCTTTTAAGAAATGTATGATCGCTCTGGCTTCGGCTTGGTTCCTCATGTCAAAAGAAACATCCAGTTTTATTAAGCTGTTAAATATCCCGTCAGGGCTTCTTTGTTCGTAGCCATTGCCGAAAACGACAACATTTGCTCTGGGTTGGTGATTGACGTTAAGATTGTAAGCCGGGGTCCACAAAAAATGTGGCTTGTCTTCTCCTTTGACGTCAATGTACCCACCCCAGTAGGTAGCAGAAGTAATTGGTGTACTAGTCGGTACATCTGTCAGGGCGTAGTAGTATTTTAGCTTTCTAGGAATTCCTGAGTCCCCGATATTTTGTCTAGTAAAAACTATATCGTTCTTCGAATAGCTCTTACTTGAATCGTGAAGTGGTACATTGTAGATACTGTTAGCCATTTTTTACCTTAAGCCTTTATTTATTATATTACACTTAAAAAAGAGTGTAAAATAAAGATAAGGTAATGTTAGGAAGAATAACAAGGGAGGCAGAAAGCCTTACGATAAACGGTAGCGGAATTCAAGGAATCCAGTCTATCTCGGCTAACTATGCTTCCACTGCTCAATTTTTGAATAATTTGGGAGTAAATGATGTAAAATATGCCCCACAAGGCCCTCAGCAAGCCGTTATAGACGTAAATACTATGCTGACTCATACCTTGTCCCCGTCTGCTCCAACTTTGTCTACAGAGATGATGTATGGATTCACGGGGGATTTTCCTTTTAGTGGGGTAGTTAATCACGGAAGTAAAAAATTTATTTTTACGGAGGGTTACATGCAGTCTTACTCTGTCAACTGCGCGATTGGTCAAATCCCCACTATTTCAACGAGCTCTGTTATTTATGGGGAATTTGGGACTGGCGATCTAACTAATTTACCAACTGATTCTTATCCGAGTCAGCTTAATATTCCGAGCTATAGCTCCATGGAAATAAACTTAAATGAGTTCACTACAAACAGAGTTTTGAGTTTTAATATTGACGTAGCTACCCCTCGGATTCCTATTTATGCTGTAGGCTTGGACGTCCCAACTGGAGTGATAGCGGCTACCCCAGTTGAGGTAAATGTAAGCTTCGATATAGAACCAGATGATTACGAAATTAAAAATATGAGATTTGTCCCAGAGGAAACCGTTTTTAGGGATACTACAATTACTTTGAAAAAAAACAATTCCGACATTACATTATTAACATACTCTTTTGAAGATATGCTCTTAACATCTGAGTCTTTTCAGGGAGATTCAAATTCTAATGCAAGTATTAATTTTAACCTTAGATCTTTCATATTAAGGTAAAAATAGTGTAATAAACCACAAGGCTATGGCGGATTTAATTTTTTATGATAAGGCAGCGGTGAAAGTCACAGTTGGGAGCACTAGTGAAGTGCTTTTGGCTTCTGACTGTAGTGTTAGTTTTAGCTCCTCTGTTCAACCTCTATATTCAATTGGAAAAAAAGGGTCTTTGGGTCAATTTCCGTCATCCGCAAGAGTCGGTGAGATTTCTTTTAGCTTTTTGAGTTCTATGACTGGAGTCCACGATGGCCAACCCGGCAACATCATTAATTATTTATCCAGTGGAGTTAAAGGTTCTATAAATAGTAACGCTAGCGGCGCTCTAATACAGGTTGCTGGGCTGAGTGGAACCGGCTTTTTAAATTCTTACAGTTTTAATATTGCTAGTAACTCTGTTTCTACTTCTAGCGCTTCGTTTACATTGTTTGGTAGCGGCGAAGTCGATCCTAGCGCCGCCGCTTCCCAGTTTTTAAATCTGCCTATAACTGGTAGATTGGGAAATAGTGATTTTGCGCCTGTTTCTGACAACGCTAGACTTGCAACTGGTATAGCTCATGGAAGGTTTACTAATTTAGATGATTTTAGGACTGAGCTAACAAGCCCTACCTCTAATGGTACAGTTTTTGGCGCTGATTATTCAATTTCTTTTAATCACAACCCTATTTATAAAGTTGGGCAAGAGTTCCCTACTTGCACCTACTATACAACTGCGGCAGAGCAAATGACTGTCACTGAAGATATTTTTAACTCTGGGCTATCTTTCAGCGGTGTCAATGTTAACGGCGAAGCCGGAAATGTCAATTTGAACGTAAAGGGCTTAATAGATAATAGCGCTCAAATGCAGATAGGAATGAGCGGTGTTAAACAAATTAACACCTCTGCTTCTGTGGGGCTTGATGATATTGTGAGAACTCAAAAGACTTTAGTCGCAGCTTATTAATGTGTTTTATACCGCAGACAATGCTAAATTACAGATCAATGGCAATGAAATATTAGCCTCAAATGCTTCTATTAACCTCAGCGCTAGCCTTCAGCCTAATTATACCATAGTAGACAGAAGTACGGTAAATTACGTGCCGTCCAACGGCATAGGCGGAAAATTAGACTTTTCATACTACATTACTGGGCGAGATTATTTTGTTAAATCTTTTATTACCGGACAAGGCGAAATACCTATATCAACAAGTCAGGTGATTAGTGGCAATTTTGGAGGCCTTTTTTTTGACAGTGGGTATCTCAATTCATACTCTGTAAATTTTTCTCCGAATGCTCCAGCGATAGCTACTGCGTCAATTTCTTTTTTTGATGATCTTGAAGGCGAGTTCCATCCAACTACCGGAGCTGCTCCGACTAATACTGAAGTTTTAAATTTCGAAAGAGCCTCAATTTCTCAGGGTAGTACCCCGATTGACGGTGAAATAAGTGATTTCATAGCTGGTACATATAATTACTCTTCAGAAGTGAAGCCTGTATACTTAATGGGTGAAACGAAGCCTAGCAGTGTTAGTTTTGGCCCAAAAACTACAAATATGAATTTCGAAGTGGATAACCCAACTGGGTTCCTGCCAGTTTCGGGCGCAGATGCTTTAATATCTGTAGACTTGAGAAATGCTGCAAATGTAGTAAGGGAAAACTTTGCTTGTTCGGGAGTCATACAGCAAAGAAGTTTAGCTGGGGCAGTGCAAGACTACGTAAAGCATTCTATAACAATTGTTGAAAATTCAACTCAAGCTGCAACTACTTTCGTTGCTAAAATAATAGATAATTTGGGCGTAGAAGGCTGTATAGGAATAGGAACAACAAGTTCGGAGGGGAATATATAATGCCAACTTTTAGACCAAAAAGAAGATTTATTTTAAGTGGTTCAAACATGAACTTCACTGAGAGAGTTCGCTTTGGTACTGACGAAGTAGAAGAGCTGGCTTACGTAGGAACAACTGGTATATCTGGGGTAGTGCCAGCTAACGCTATAACAAGTGATATCTTTATTGATACATCTTATTCAGACACTTTAAATCTGGGATCTGCGCAGGTTGTGCTTGATTCAGCAAGCCAGATAACCGTTAGCGGTCTAGAGGATGATTACGTAAGCGGCTCGCAAGGAGACTTGATAACTTTATCCGGCCAGAACTTCTATAGGATAACAGATGTTGAGTTTGGAGGCGTAAAAAGTAATTACTTCGATGTATTGTCGGAAGAAGAGATAACTGTTCAAGTCCCTCAAAACGCAAACTATGGAGAGGTTAGCGTGGTGTCTTCTCTCAGGACTGGGTTAAATGGTAGCACTAGTGAGGCTAGCGGAAAAAGCTATAATGAGTTTGTTCCGATTCCAGAAGTAACGGGTTTAAGTTCGGGTCAATTAGCAAGTGGTGAAGTTTTAACTATAGAGGGAACATCTTTATCTGGAGTAATTGGGGCCAGCATAAACTCTATATCGCTAACAGGTTATCTGGGTGACTCTTCTTTAGATGGCCCTAATTCTACAGGGCTTCAGTTTTTGGTCCCAGTTGGAAACGCGGCAGGCTCTCCCGTGCTTTCTTTGAAAAGCGGTCTATCATACTCTGCTCCATCCGATATATCTTTTACTCCTTTGGCAAAAGTTACCGGAGTAGAAACGAATGTAGAGGTTGGGGATTTTATAGATATAAGCGGAGAAAACTTCCATGCAGATTTGCTGTACGATGGTGAAAATTATCCAATTCCTGACGCTACTTATAAATACTTGGTTTCTATAGGAGGAGAAACGGGGAATGCTAAGTTGGTAAGTGATAGGGTTTTAAGGGCAAAGGTCCCTGACGACGTTGTGATAAATATATCTGGTAATTTAGCCGCAGGGGGAACTGCTTATTTTATATCAACTAAAGAGGTTAAAATTTTTAGCCAAAATTATCCAGAGGAGTATTATCCTGTGGAAACTTTTACGCCTAAAGTTGGTACTCCTCAGATAACAGGTCTATCGCCTCATTCAGGAGTTCCGGGAGATTTAATATCTATACAGGGAACAAACTTATACGGTATGACAGGCGTAGACGTAGGCAATATAGGATTTGGGACGATGGCTCCTATTATCACTACGGTAAATCCCGGTAAAGTTTTACAATTCGAGCTACCTAGTTCAAATTCTTATTCAAATAGTCAAGAAGTTAAATCTATTTCTTTGTCGGGTATTTTTGGCGACGCATCTACCGACTTTACTATATTAGGAACACCTGTTATTGATTCAATATACCCCGTTGGCTTCCCTGATTCGCCATTTTCTCCCGGCACTACTGGCGCTATATATGGATCTAATTTATATTCTGGGACTACTTTAAGTTTGCATGACGGCAACGTAGCGCCTGCTAATTTTCGTGGAGATATAGGAATTAGTGGTTATACGGTAGCAAATAATCAGATAACTTTTACTTATCCCGCCGTGCTCGAGACAGGTAACGATTACAAAATAAGAGCTAGGAACAGGAGGGGAACAACCCTTACTTCAGAGCTTACAGGGTTTATGTTCAACCCTGTCATTAGCGGTTTTGAGCCTTCTGAGGCAGAATTTGGAGATACAGTTACAGTATCTGGGTACTTTGAAGAAATAGTAACCAGTGGCCTTAAAATAGGTGAATATTTTGTCGATGATTATACTCAAGATGCGGTAAACAGGGAAACTGATCCTCATAAGAATTTAACGGGTTTTGTTTTCACTATCCCCGAAAATATCACTAGTGATGTTATAAATATCCAAACAAGCGGGGGGCTTGCTTCTAGCACGGGTATATTAAAAGTTAGTCAGCCCAAGCCGTCCATTAGTGGATTTTATTTAGGTCAAGGTGGCAAGCCTAGTTCTTTTAATCAAGATCAAGTTTTTCAAGTAGGTGACATCATAACTGTTACCGGGGAAAGAATGAACCTTATTACAGGATTTAGTTTTACCGGCGAGAATGGATCTGAATTTTCTTATAGTGACATATCTTTCAAGAATCCAAGTAGGGTTGTATTTAACGTGCCTCCAAATATACATACTGGCAGCGGCGTTTTTAAGTCGGTGGATTTTAAGAATAGAAAGTCCGATGCTCCTTTCGGTATAAACGTTTCTGATATCTCAGGTTTCACGAACTATTTGGGGAAAGGAGAGACCTTTACTTTAAGTGGTCGAAATGTTGCTGATTTATCTGTCGGTTTTGAATATCCGACTGGCGGGTATGTTTTTACTCAAAAAACCACAAACTTGTCTCCATCTGGGCCTGATTTTGGGGTTGAAACTATAACTGTAGAAGTGCCTACGGGAATAGCGGCAGGGGATATAATTATAACAGGTGAAGATAATACAAATGCTGGAGTTTCAGTTTCGGGATTCAATCCTTTAAGCATAATAAGCGGCCTAACGGGAGCAGGGGCGGCTGCAAATATAGGTACTGGACATACAGTGCTTATAACTGGAACTAATTATTACAATGCAGGATTTGAATCTGGGGACTATGCAATAGGTATATCCGGAACAGGAAACTATGAAAGTAGAAATGAAGTTTATTTGTATCCGGTCAATAGTATAACAACCGGCCGAGGCGTAATAGAGGATTTAAATATTTTTTATAATAAGTTTTCGTTTCAGTTAGATAGCGGCTTTGTAGGTACGGGTAAATTCTTTATAGTAAACCCTTGGGACGACACAGAGCAGAATAGTAGGCCTACTTCAGCAGGAACTGAAACTCAAGAATATCTTCCCAATCAAGTTAGTTTCTTTCCTACGGAATATAAAATTGAAGGAACTCAAGTTAATGGCACGGGATTTGGGCCTGTTAGGGGGGTGACAGGATCGAATGTTGAAATAACTGGATTTGGCTTCAATGCCGTAACTGGAGTATTCTTCCAAATCCCAAGTGGCGAAGCTTTAGAGGCGACTTTTGAGGTTAATTCAGATACAAAGATAACGGCAACAGTCCCTGCGGAGGGAATTGATAGCCGGGGCATGACCAATATACTGCTTTCAGGAGGCACAAACGATTCCTTAAGCGATTTTGAGGTCATACTGGACGCATCAGTGGTAGAATTTAATATAGTAGATGCAGACGATACTCCGGTAAGTTCGACTAGAGTTGGGAACTTTACTCAAAGAGAAACTGTAAACGGAGTGGTTTATCTAGTGACTAGAACTAGGTTTCCGGATGGCACAACGGCCGTTGTGAGTAGCACTCCAGAATTATAAAATCGGTTTCTTTGATCTTTCTGATATTCAGTGAGGAGAAACCGAAAAACAACCTCCTTTTGTTTTATCAGTTTAGGTCTGCTTCACCAATGTCTATAAAATACAAAAGCCTGTAAAGTCTTTCATCTCCTTCGTGATTAAAAACATCTATAGGCATTTCCATATTTAAATCTGGGTTTGGCTTGTTTAACCAGTCGCTAACGTAGCTGTCATCCATAACCTCACAGCATTCGTTGACTAAGTTAACAAATTCTATAAGTTTATCTTTTTCAACTATCATAGAATTGGATGTATTTAGCGTTAAAAGCTATAGAGATTCGTAGGTTATCGTTTTTATTAGGATCGACGTAATGCATCAGCCAAGACGGAAAGATTACCACTTTTCCTTCTTTTATAGGGTAAGTAAAGAAACTAGAATCATATTTGTTTTCTGAGAAATACCAGTTTTCTCTTTCATTCTCGCTTCTTGGGTTAGGCGAACTGAACCTATGCTGTGGCCTTGGGTCTAAGAAGTGGATAAACCCAGAGTCCTCGGGAAAGCTTATGTAGTAGCATCCTGAGTAGTCGTTTCCGGGGTGTATGTGTGGGGGGTTGAAATTGCCCTTTTGGTTTATATTTAACCAAGGGTCAATGTCTCCCCATTCTCCTTTGTCCCAATCGTGTTCAGCCTGAACCTTTAATAAAAGTTTTTTTATTTGAGTTTGAAAAAATGAAAAAATATTTTTATCGTCTTCAAAAGGTAGTTCATCTCCCCCGTAAGAATTTAAAGAGGGATTGCTAAGCTCTTGAGTTTCGGAAGAATGAGCTTTTATATGTTCTTGGGCATGAGGGCGCGATACATATTCTAAAATCTGACTTTTAAATTGCTCATGATAAGGGAAATCAAATTCCCAAAAATCAGTTACGAATAAGTCGCGCTTCATTTTTCAGGCTTCCACCTATAGTCTGAATGTTCGGCCTGCCAAAGAGCTTCGGCTACGTTAGGAAAGTGTTCTTTAAATATGCTTTTGCATTCTTCAGCTATTTCTCTATGTTCCTTCTGGGTATTTTCTTCAGTGCGTAAATCTATATAATGTATCCAGCTTCTGATGCTTCCCTTCATATACATTGTTGTTTCCGTGGTAAGAGGCAGGATCATTCTAGCTGACTCTTTTGCGGCTCCTGCTTCAATCAATTGATTGTATAGGGAGATCCCTTTAGATGCGTGCTCCCTGACTTTGGAGAGCAGATAGGCATCTTCAAATTCATCGGTGCTGCTTTGACGGTTCTTTTCAGCTTGTTTGCGTATCTCTACAGGTTCTATCTTTTGGGCTTTAGAATATCTTTGGCTGAATTCTTGAAAACTAAAACTCCTGTGGCGTAAAATTTGAGCAGCTATTGCTCTGCTAGTTTTAATTTCCAAAGTCATGTCTACCATCTCAAATGGTGACCAGTGCTTATGCTTTATCAAAAACTTAAGTAACCTAGCAGAGGTGGCTTTATTATCTTGATTTTCCGGATTGCTCACTCTAGCGCAGTAAGCTATTAGGTCTTCCGGAAAGCCAGTGGCTTCATGCGAGAATGGTTGTGTTAGCGATATTAGCTTTACGTTCATTTTTTATTCTTTTTCAATTTCTTTGATATATTGATTTAAGTCACAACATTCTTGAAGTAAGTTAATAGCTGTTGCTCTCCAAAATTTACCTGCATCTCTTAATGCTTCGTTTTGATCCCTTAAGCCTTCTAAATATCTTTGGGCCTTGTCTATGTGAGGGCATGTGTCTTCAGGTATCGGCGGGCAGTCTTCTTTTATTTCTTTATAACCTTTTTGAGGTATACTCATAATTGAAAACCAAGTTCACTTAATAGATTCCATAAAAGATAGAATAATCTAGGAAACAGCTTCCTGACTCATATTGTCATGCTTAAGCATTTTAGCTTCAAGAACTTTAACTCTTTCGCTGGCTTCTACTGCTTTTGACGCTGCATCTTGAGCCATTTGATCAATTTCTTGGGCTTCGTTTTGGGCTTCTTGAGCCGCTTTTCTAGCATCTTCAGCTGCGTCTTGAGTTGCTGCTGCGCATCTGCGAGCTGAATCCAACATTAGTCTTAGATAACCACTTGCCATACTTTATTATATTAATTAGGGATCGCTTTTACAATTTTATCGTTGATTCGAGCTAGTCCTTCTGGGGTATCTCCATTTTTAATAGTAAGCTTGACTTTAGCCAAGGTTTTTTTGGGGTCTTTTCTTCCAATCATAGCAATCATGCGACGTTTTTTATGATTGTCTTCGTTTTCAAATTGACCCAAATCTACGTCAAATTCCATTTCCAGATTATCAATTTTTAAATGATTATGTCCTGCCAGAGTCATCAGCGGTATCTCTACCTCCTGATCTCCTTCTGAGGTGGGAAGCACTACCTTTTTAGTAATAGGTCTTCCATAATCATCAAAATATGTCCCTATAACCCGTTTTAAATGCTCAGTTTCAACGTAACGTTGAGCATAAACTACAGAGTTATAGAGACATTGGATCAGGTGATCGAACGTTTTTAACGCAGGGGCACCTTTAAATGATCCAGATTTTGAGTAAGGTAGTTTGTCGTCAGACATTATTTATTGCCGCCACCACCGCCACCACTACTAGCAGGGACAGGTTGGATTGCTGCACCGAGAATGTCAAGAACTTTCATTAAGCCTTCAGGGGCTCCGTCGTCTCGAGCTTCTACGTGAACGGTGTACTTTGCGGAGTTGTCGGTTTTGCGAATGTTTTCGCTTTTTGTGGATACCGATGCATTTAGGTTTACTTTTACTGGAGACCACCAGTTGTCATATTTAACACTTAAATCAGTTTTCGTATTTACAGAACTTGTGTCTTGGGTGCTGGACTTAACTTCCATGTCAAAATCCACAGTGGCTCTTTTTACCCCTAAATTAGGTGTTTGGATAATCGACAACAAAGGAACCTTCATTTTTCGGTTTTCAATAGTAGTTGTAATGGTTCCATCTGCCGCTTTAGATTCAACTGGGGCATCATAATCGAATTCTACGGTACGTGCGCTAAGTTTTCCGTTTCCGTCGTCTTCGAGTCCGATGTCTTTGATGAATTGTTCTGTTGTGTGTGCCAACTGACCCTGAGCTTTTGCGGCTCCGAGTAGTGGCTCTGCGATTAACGTCCCGATTGGGAGTCCCTTGAACTGGTCTGCTATGCTAGCCATAACTATTTTTACACAATATTATCGACCAGATACGAATTTTTGAAAAATATTCTTTAGATCATTTAGAAACATTCGGGACATTTCTACTCTTACGGCGTCAGTATCTTCCATGACCACAGTCTCCTTTACCAGCTTCTCATATTTCTCCTTGGCTAGGATGATAGCTTTGTGAGTTTCTATTGGTTTATTTCTTTCAAATTCAGAGATGTTCATCTTTTTTTACAAGGCTTGTTTTTACGCTTTTCATTAGATCCATTATCCTATCGAATTCAATTAGTTCCCCGTTTAGTTTCTTCCCCTCGAAATTGTCTAAATCGTTACAAAGAGCGATTATATCACAAGTTATTTGCTTTAATTTAAAAGCATCCGGAGAGAAAACATATGAGCGAGACATATCTGTAACAAATTACATCAAAAGTCATCTTCAAGGGAACCTGATTGTTGATATTCTCTAACTCTTCTTTCAAAAAAGTTACCCATGGCTTGAACGTCTACTACTTCTCCCAGCCAAGGGAAGGGGTTTTTGTCTGATTCAAATCTGTATTCAAGACCAATACCTTCTAACCTGCGGTTGCCGATGTAATGCATATAGTCCACGAACATCTCGGCGTTAAGCCCAAGGATACCTCTAGGTAAAACATCTTTAGCGTAGGCTATCTCAAGCTGTACGGCTTTCTGTATATGCTCAGTCACCTCCTGCTGAAACGCTTTAGTCCATATTTTAGGATTTTGTTCGATAATTTGATTGATTACATAAGTACCGAATTTGATGTGAGAGCTTTCGTCTCGTAGGGTGTATTTAATCTGATCAGCAACACCTTGCATTTTATTTTGGCGGCCAAGCGCCAGCAACATTGCAAACCCACTGAAGAAAAAGATACCTTCACAAACAATCCAATAAGTAATAAAATTTCTTAAAATTTCTTTTTTACCCTCTTGGGTGTGGGGATTAAAGTCTGGCCTGCTCAGGTCAGTCGTAATGCTCATCAAGAAATCATCTTTAGCTTTAATTGATGGGATATTCAGATAAGCCTGATATACTTCATCTATCTTAAGATCCAAAGAATCGCAAACGTAAACAATAGTAAGATTATGAAGGCTCTCCTCAAACGCTTGTCTAAGAATATACTGACGACACTCAGCATCAGTAATGTACCTAAAACCAGAAAGTAGTAAATTATTACCAACAAGAGATTCACTACCGGCAAAGAAGCCGAGTGAACGTTTAACCAAAAGTTTTTCATCGTCAGTTATTTCTCCGTTTTTCCATTGCTTAATATCGTCTGCCATAGAGATTTCTGTTGGCATCCAGTTATTAGCGCAGCCCTTCAAGAATAAGTCCCAAGCGGTCTTATGCTTGTGCGGAAGAATACAGTTAACTCCCGCTACGTCTTTCCCGAGTATTTGTCCGTTTTTTGATTCGCTCATTTCGTATAATAAGTAGATTGTGCTTTAAGATTCCCTAAGTAAGTATTAAAACCGCGATGGCCAAGGTTTACGTCAGAGACAACTTTTATCTTCCCGCCTAAAGATGTCCAGAGTTTACAAAACCCATAATCTTCGCTCTCATACTTCTTAGTCTCTTCATTTACTTTACACTGAAAAATGTCATAAAAGTTATCTCCGGCATCCATATATCCATCTATATCATTTTTGTAATGAAGCTCTGGTTTTTCTTTGATAATTTTTTCTATACATTCTCTTTTTATGAGCATGAAGCCAGTTGCAGCGTATTTAGCTTCAACCGAAGTCTGAGTTTTAGATTTTTTAAATTCTTCGAAATCTAACTCTGTGGAAAAATCGGTTGCTAGATGTCTCCAATATTCGGGGAGCTTACCTGTCGAGGCCATTAGCTCGATTTTCTGACCGTTGAAATATTTTTTAGGGTAGACTCCCACCACTACGTCATCGTCTTCGTCAATCAGTTTTAAAACGTCAAATGCGCTAAACTGTATGTCAGTATCGACAAAAAGTAGGTGGGTATAATCTTTATTTAGCATGAAGGCTACAGCCGCATTTCTTCCGCGGCTAATTAAGCTTTCAAACCAAATAGATCTTAATCCAATCTTGATTCCTTTCTGTCTGCAAACCGATAGAAAGTCGATGGTGCTCATCATGTAATCAGAGTGGACCATCCCCGTGTATCCAATCACGGGATAAAATATATTTAGTTTAGAGTAATCCATTATTGGCAAGCTTCACATGCTTCAGGGTTAGCGATAGAACAAGCTATTTGCTCTTCTTTCGCATATTCTTTTTTAGTTGACTTTTCAACTTTGGAAGCGCCTCGGTTGCGTAGATAATACGTAGTTTTCAAGCCTGCTTCCCAAGCCGCCATATAAATGTCATTAAGATATTTTAGGCTTGTCCCTTTGTTATAAAGGTTAAATGAAATACCTTGGTCAATCCATTTTTGTCTAGCGGCGTTACATTCAATTAATTTGAACATGTTTCGATCAAAAGCAGTTTTATACTTCTCTTTATACTTTTCTGGGATATCGAGAAGAGTTACGTCTCCGTCCACTTCCTTAACAGCTTCCGCAAACTGAGGGTTCCAAATACCCTCTTTTTTCATGTCGTTGACGAATTGTTCGTTTGTGATGTAGAAGTTTCCGCTTTTGTTCTCGTAGACGAAGAGGACCGAGAAGTTCGGTTCGATGCTCTGCTCCACGCCGTTGATATAACCAATAGTGGCAGTAGGAGCAATTGCCATAGTGTTGCTATTTCGGATTCCATATTTTGAAATACTCTCCCTTACTTCCGACCAATCCATTTTACCCCCCGGGAGGGTGCTTGAAGATTTTTTTCTAAAATCTAGTAATCGATTATAGGTATCAATAGGCAATTCGCCCTTATCCCATAAAGATCCAGAGTAGGTTTTATAGCTGCCTCTTTCCTGAGCAAGTTGGCTAGAAGAAAGAATAGCGTGATAAGAAAAGAACTCGGTGAGTTCATCGACGTATTTTACGGCTTCATCTGAGTCGTATTGTAAGTCAACGAGCTGCAATACATCATGGGTAGCCATCATGCCAAGACCAATTGGTCTATGTTGCATGTTTGCATTTTCAGCTTCTTTTGTTGGGTAGAAGTTTAAATCTATTACGTTATCAAGGAGACGTATAGCTGTTTTAACTGTACTGGCTAATAAATCTTTGTTTAGCGTATATTTACCTGACTCGTCTTGAGATAGGTGATTTTTTAGATTAACGCTGCCTAGGTTGCAAACAGCGGTTTCTCCAATTTCAACTTTTTCTCCGTCTTTGTATTTAGATGGTTTTGTATGCAGTAATATTTCAGTGCAAAGATTGCTAGAGTGAACAGTTCCTTGATGTTGGTTGCTGTACCTTAAGTTAGATGGATCTTTGAAAGTAATCCAAGGATGAGAGGTTTCAAACAGGACCTTTAGCATTTTCTTCCAAAGCTCCTTAGCTTTTACCTTGCGGAAGTTTTTCAGCTCTCCTTCTTCCGCTTTTTTGCAGTAATAAGCGTAAGACTCTTCGAAGTCCTCTCCGTAAGCTTCATGCAATTCTCTACAATCAGAGGGGCAAAACATATACCAATCTTCATCGACTCTAACTTTTTGCATGAATAAGTCAGGAACCCAAGAAGCTGTATTCATATCGTGACAGCGAAGCCTTTCGTCTCCAGTGTTTCTGCGAAGGTTTAAAAAGTCCTCAAAGTCAAGATGCCAAGGCTCAAGGTAGGCGCATCCCGCGCCGGGTCTTTTGCCGCCTTGATTTACCGCGACGAGTGTATCGTTGAGGATTTTGAGCCACGGTACAAGGCCTCCTGAAATCCCGTTTGTGCCTTTGATAAAAGCGCCAGAAGCGCGAAAGTTAGTAACATCAAAGCCAAGACCTCCAGCGTATTTACTCTTACGAGCTTCTTGCCAGACCCCTTCAAAGATTCCGTCAATACTATCATCGAATGTATTTAAATAACATGAACTTAATTGAGAGTGAGTAGTTCCACTATTAAAAAGAGTAGGAGTGGATGGAGTGTAAAGCAAATTGCTAAACAGGTTATAGAATTCAATTGCTCGTTCTTCTTTATTATCTTCATTTAAAGCTAATCCCATTGCTATCCGCATCCAAAAAGCCTGTGGGGACTCGATAATCTTATTGTTGCTGCGGATAAAGTATCTATCGATTAAAATTTGCAATCCAAGGTATTTAAATTTTCTATCCCTCTCTGGAATGAGAGCTTCTGATAGCTTCTTCAGGTCGTAATCGAGCAACTTTTCGTTTAAAATCTCATTTTTAACGAGCTTTTTAATGCCCTGAACAAAAGACTTTTTATACTGTAGGTCAAAAGTATCTGAATCGACGCTCTCTCTAAAAACTTCTTTATAAAGAGCATTTACTGCTAAAGCGGCCGCTACATTGCTGTAATTAGGCTCTTTTTCTATCTTTGCTCGAGCCGACAGAATCAAAGCTTCGTCGATCTCTTTGGTTGTTATCTTATCGTAAAGTTGTAATTGAGCGTCTAAAATTACTTCACTAGCAGAAACGTTATTCCCGTCAATACCTGCGCAAGCTCTGTATACGCACTTATTGATTTTTTCCACATCGAATTGCTCGAGTTTACCGTTTCTTTTTTTGACTTTAATCTCCATATCAGTAGAAAAAAATACACCCCTTAACTGGAGGTGTGGTTAAATTTATTTGAGTCGGGGTGCCCGGTCAAGCTATTTTTCAACTATTTCTAACTCTTCTCCAATTTTTTTTTCAAGGTTGGATAAATATTTCTTTGCTTGAACTAGCCCGTCTTCCGTATGAGGGAAAGCTCCGTATGACCATTTTCTAACTTTAGATTCGATTAAGTAATATTTTTTATTTTTTTTGTTTTTTGGCATGGGAGCTAAGAGTCTTTATTATCTTTTCTTCTAAGTTTATAGTTTCCATCTCTAGCTTATCTAGCTGTTGGTTTTCAAAATTTATCCTATTCATCAGCTTTTCGCATTCATTTTTTAAATATAAATATTTTTTTTGTACAAAATCTTCTCCCCCAAATATTGACTCTTCCTCAAGCTTGTCCATCTGTTCAAAGATTTTATTAGATCTTCTCTCCCAAAACTCAATACTCTTACAGCAAAGTTCTATGGACTGTAAAAGGTACTCTTTTTCTTCAAATAGCTTTTCTATTTTTTTAGTTAGATCCATTTTTTAAAACCTCCTGAATTAGTTTAAGCTTCGAAGTGACAAAACCTTCTCCGGGATATTTCATGGGATCGGACAAGTTGTTTAGTTTATCTTGGTGTTGGCAGAAGCCAATAAGCTGACTTATCAGCTCGCAGACTTGATCGTGTTCTTTTTGGGTAAGTATTACGTCGTTAGTCATTTAAAAAATGTTATTTAAAGAAAGAGGCTTTGTCAAATCCAAAAAAAATAAATTTTCTAGCTTACTAATAATTACACAAAAAAGCCGGGCTAAGCCCGGCTCTTGTTTATTTTATCTGTATTTCTTTGGGTTTATGTTTGTTCTTCTTTTTTAACGTTAGCTTAAAAATCCCGTTCTTTAGCGTAGCATTTGCCGTAGAAGGATCAGCTTTTTCCGGAATTCGGTAGGTCTGCCCAAACTTGACCTCCTTTCCTTTCCGTTCAGTTTTACCTTGTAGGTTGAGGTGCCCATCGGTGTCTACATTGACTTTCACATCTTCCTTAGCAAACCCGGGCATTTCTACCTCAAAAATATACTCCCCATTTTCCTCAGCGAAATCAGGAGTGTAAGCTCGGTCGATTTCTTCGAATAACGGCGTTGCAAAATCAAGCAAGCCCCTGCCAAAATTACTATGTAAGTACATAATATATTTTTAGCAGAGGCTGTGCCATGATGTCTCTTTTGAACGCTCTTTAGCTTAGTGGGGAAGAGAAAACCCCCTATTTTATTGGCTAAAGTGGACCTTTTGCAAAATCTATATTCTCAGGAAGGAAGGCCTACCTTCTTTTATTGAACTAGCTTTTTTATGACTACAGTGTCAGAAAGTCTCATATGAGACGGAGCGGATGTCATACATTGACACAACTTCTGTCTCAAGGGGATTTTCTATTTTCGAAATTTCAAAGTACTCGTCATCGATGACTCTTTCTACTTTACCCTTCCATCCGCCATTCTTGATTACGCGAACTTCTGAGCCCACCATTTTAGAGTTATAAGACATAATGTCTTTATTTGAATCACTCATGTTTATTCTCCAGAGCTGCCAAAGCCGCCCTGTCCTCTTTCTGAATTATTTAAGGTTGTCATTTCTGTCCATTGGCCTTGGTGACATTTCTCAATGATTAATTGAGCAATCCTGTCACCGGGTTTAAT